TTAGTTAATACACCGCTAGTATCAGGACTTTCTGATACAGTAATGTTAATGCCTGTCACTGTTGCGCCTGCATAAGATGTTGTGTGTATTTTTGCAATCTTACCTGTATTAAGCGTAGCTGCTGGATACATTGAATTTATAACTGTTGCAACATTTGTTTCTAATGTTGAATCTGCTCCTAATCCCGTAACATCTAATGAAAATACTATAGCTTCATTTGATATTTGTTGATCAGTATATGCCTTTGTTGCAGCATCTTGGTTTGCTGTAGGATTAGCTAAACCTGTAATTTTTTGACTATCTTGTATGGCAATATCGCCTGCTGCTGTTATATTAATTCCGCGATTAGATACGATTGCAAATACTGCCGGACTTGCTGGTGCGGCTGTAATTGTATGACCGTTGATATTAATATTATCAACATCTAAATTAACTAGCGTTCCGATGCTAGTTAACTGCGGAGCCGTTGAGATATTAACTAAACTCGTGTTTGTTAATTTGTTTTCGCCTCCAATCTTTAGTGCTTTAGTGTCGTCACTTAAATCTAAGTTAACATTAGTAGTCCATGCATCTTGTACTTGTTTCCAAGTCCATAATTTTTGGCCAACATCTGATGTATCTAATATAAAACCTGCGTTATCAGCATTAGTTCCAGTAAGTGTTACGCCTGCTGCGGTCTTAGCAATTTCAATATTTTTATCTTCAATTCTTAATGTAGCAACATCAATACTAGTTGTAGTCCCTTCAATTAAAAGATTTCCAGTTACTCGTAAATCTCCGTCTACATCCAATGTGTAGTCAGGTAGTCTAAAGTCGCCTGCGGCAGTTCTATTAAAAATTCCAACTCTTGCAGTACTTGCATCTACGTAAATTGCATCAACTGTAATTGATCCAAACGAGCTTGACTTAACACGCATACTCATATCTTCGTCAGTGATTTGATTTTCTAAATAATATCTAGGACCTACAATCTTTTGTACATGATTCTGAGAAACACCAACAGTTAAACCACCCGAGTTTGATATTGTTAAAGTGCCCGTTGTTAATCCATTAGCAGTTGATGGAAGGAAACTGTCAGCAGTTCTAACTACGCCGCCTGCTGTAACAAGTGCGTTTGCAGAATCTGCAATACCTCTAAATTTAAAATTAGCAGTATCAATAATGTTGAATCCTTGATATATTATACCATTAGGATTTGCTGCGGTAACCAATCCATCTATTTGCTGACTGTACACTGGTGTAAATTCCAGTGCGCTAACAACTGCTGTTAGTGTTCCGCCTACATATAGATTTGCAACTGTTCTAGAACGACTCTGTGCATCGAGAATACTTTCTACCCTATATCCAGTTTCGCCTTGTGTTAGTGTATATGAAGGACCCATTAAAATAAGATCAGAGCCGTCGTATGCATATACTTGATTATTTAGACTGTCAATCCATAAATCACCTGCAACCATTTGAGGAAGGGTAGTTTGTACAAATGGTCCACCACTTGCTTTCCACTGTGTTCCGTCATAAACTTTTAGTCGTTTATCACTATTGTCCCACCATGTTTGCCCAGTTAGTGGATTACTAGGTGAAGCTGTATTACTAAAATTTTCTAATAATTTAATAAAGTTTTCATTAAAGTATTCACCGTACCCTGTATAGTTTCTACCAACAAGCACCAGGTTAGTACTAGTAGTATCTATTTGGCCATCAATTAAGTCTGTTAATATTGTGCCGTCTGTCTTGTTTAGTTGATAACTCATTTTAATTTCCAGTATAGATTATATAATTAACAGCTAAGAATGGATTCATAGTGTCCAATGGCGCACCTACAAATTCTGGCGCTGCTTCTGTACCAATATTTGTAAAATCGCCTGTGCCTGTTACTCCGCCACTATTTATGCCACCGCTTGACGCTAACCCTTGAGTGCCACCTAGCCCGGGTTCAACTGTTAATGAAATTGCATTGTTGTCAGCAGGTTCTCCTGCTGCTTCTCGTATTGCATAATATTGATTGCCGCTAGCGCCTTCTAAATTATGATCATGCTGTGGTAAGTTAATATCTCTAACACGAGTTGCTTCTTGACCCGCATTTCCACCTATAGCATCTGCTGCGGCATTTGTAACTCTGTTTGCACTCGAACCGTTCATATTATCAAGACCTAAAGCAAATCTACCTCTAAAGTCTGGTAATCCAAATGTTGTTGCACCGTTTTGTAATAACAACGATCGATCTTTAAATGAATAACCAATAGCTGTAAATAATACACTATAATCAGATATATTAATAATAGATCCGTCACAAAATAACCATCCTGTTGGCAAAATGCTTCCTGCAAATGGCATAAGTGCGCCAGCGGGAACCAAAGGAATTGAACTTAAAAAAGTACTTTTCTTTACTTTATAAACGCCCGAGTCATATCCTCCTGACGAGCTAAATTTGTTAAGTAATATTTCATCTTCGTTATTTGAAAAAGGCAATGTTGTTTTATTTGATATAAAACTATTAGCAATACGTACATTAAATGTTTTTGTAGTGCCTCCAACTTGGCCGTCAAATTCAAAACTGTTGTCAGTTACATCGCCAGTTATTCCAAACGTAGTAGCACTTGCAATTCTATCTGCAGATCCTGCTCTGCCGCTAACTGTTCCGCTTACATTGCCTTGTAGATTACCAAAATATGTATTAGCATAAACATTATCATATTTTAATGCAGCTGATCCAATATCCCATGTACCTGAATTTGTAGGTGATATGTTTCCGCTTTTTAAGTACCCTGCTGCTGCTTCATTAATTGCACCAAAGTCTATGTTACCTGCAATTTGTATATCTTTTGCAACTGCTATGCCACCTTTGGTTATAATGGTGCCTGTATTAAGATCGGTACTATTATAAGTAGTATTAATTAGTATTTGTCCAGATGTTGGATCGCCTGTTGCTGAATTTATACTGACACTTCCTTTAACATCTAATGCAGATGCAGGAGCAGTATTGTTAACTCCGATAAATCCCCTGGCATCTATTCTTAATACTGTATCATACGATGAGCTATTAAGCATTCTAAAATCTATAGTAGATGTATCACTATTTTGTCGAAATACTGTACTTTGATTTTCTATTTGTATTCCTAATTGCCCACTAGTACCTACAACAATGCCTTGGTCGTTTTTAATATTAAATTGAAAGTTAGTACTTGATTCTGCATCGTTTCTTAAAAAGTTTGTAGCAGGAACAACACTATTGTTAACTACAAGATTTTCAGCTTTTTCTGAAACTCCGTAGTATTTTAACGCTTCGGTGCCTACTAGTGCAGTTGCACTAAGATTCATACCGGCGTTAATTCCACCGGTAAATCCTGTAATAGTGGTTTTTGGAGTAAATGCTTGCGAACTAATTATTATGCCAGTCTGGTTTTTAATTTTTATAGACAATACACTGTACGTTACGTCATCTGTACCAACTATTGACTCAGACTGTGCTCCGGTAAGTAGTCCGTCACTAAAGTCAGGACCAACTAATATCCATGATGCTCCAGTAAACAAATAAAGTTGTTGTGTTTCAGTGTTAACCCACAAGTCTCCTGAACTAGAATTTGCAACTGCTGGTTGATTAGTTGCTTTTTTAACACCACTAGCTGCAATCCAAGTTGTTCCATCATAAATTTTAAGCTGATCAACGCCTGTTGAAGTATCGTACCACAACTGTCCTTCGACAGGACGACTAGGTGAGTTGCTATTTGCAAAATTTTCTAATAAGTGTAAAAAGTTTTCATTTACTGCTGTTCCGTAACCAGTGTAATTTTTACCAGGGAACGATATCGAAGTTTCTTGATTTAACGTGTTGTCTTCGACTATGATGGTTCCTTTGTTAACGGAATCAGTGTACGATATTGTATATGCCATTATCTATTCCTTATCCTGCTAAACTCTGAACTCTAACAGTATAATCAATTTGGATTAAACGATTGAGTGATTTTTGCACTGGATGAAAAATTACATGAGTAATTAATCTACCTGTTCCAGCTGCATTATAACTACGTAATCCAAGTTCATCAAATACATAATTATTTGTTTGTGAAGAAGCCGTATCAAACGCATCTTGGCCGTTTGGTTCTCCATAATCAAGTAAACAACTCACTACAATATCAGTATAGTTAGTGCCGCTTAAATGTCTAATTTCAGTTTTATTCCTAACTGGATCAGTATTGTTAACACTTCTTTCGTCTACAACTTTAGTGTATGTTTGATTGTATAATGTTGCATTAGTGCCTGTGCTGTTAGGTGTTAGATACGTAATAATACCAGTTGGATCAACGCTCGTGCCGCCATTTCCAAAGCTCATTTCATATATAAAACCTGCGCCTGCATTAGACAAACTTTCAGCAAGTGCAATACTCATATTTTCATAGTGAATTGCATTGCGCTTGTCAATGTATACCTTTTGTGATTCGGGGTCAAATATCTTAATATGTCCCTGAACTAATACTCCGTTTGTGTCTTGCATGTTATCGCTCATATGTTTTTTCCTATACTGTATTTATTCAGGTAGCTCAGATGTTCCAGCACGTAAGAATCTTGCAATACTATTTTCTGATTCTCCTAAAGAATTAGTGCCTTCATTCCAGATTTTGCCTTGTTTCTTAATAATAGTAACTCGTATCCCTTCGACTGGCACTTGTTTTAAATCTATTTGTTGCGTTTGTACATTAAATAACACGTCTGCTGGATCTTCATAATCACCATCCGGACTATCTTGTTCAAATATTGGTAAAAACGAACTAATACTATTCTTACGCATACGAACTCCGCCGACAAATACTTCTAATTCATTTATAGAACCAGTCAGTGAGCCTACGTCAAATAATGCTGTAGTACCATCTGCTGTAATATCTTGAACAATATTATTATCAATATACGGAATAGTTTTACTTATATTCTGGTCAAACACTTTTGACTCAGCAGCATGTAATTCCTTAACACCTGTTCCTAATGTTCCTCTACGAAGCTGACGCAATAAATTACCTTCTTTAACAAAATACTCAATACGTTCGCCATTTATAAAAATTATACCAGGTAAATTTTGTCCTTTATTTGGTTCACTTAATAAATTACTATCCTTTACTGTAATCCTTAAATCGTAGTAATTTAGTGGTTCTTCTAATGTTGTTACTGCTGCATCAAGTCTCTTATAATGAGTTCTATTTAATATATCTTTAAATTGTCTATATGCAAACTTTGAAGTACTTACTTCAGCAGTAAAATGAATTACATCAAATAGATCAAATTGTTCCGGCACAGTTGCTAACTGGACTGTAGTATTATTATTTGTTAATACATAGTCAGTATCAGGAGTTAATAATTCTCCGTTTTTAACAACCCAGGCATATTTTGCATCAATTGCAGGCTTTCTTAATTTAATTTCACCTACTGTTAATCTGTTATAAGTAGTGTAATCTGCATTTTCTAACTGTAATGTTACTCTTGATACAACATCGTAATTAATACGCTCTATACCCAGTAAATCATGATTACTAAATTGGAATATCTCAACTGGTTTTAATCCGCCTGGAGCAGTATTAAATGTTACAGTGTTTGCGCTTGACAATGTATACTGGCCGTCTGTAATTGCATATATTTCAACAATATCACCGGCTTTTCCTACATCATCAGTTAGGATAATACTACTATTTGCAATATTAAATCTCCAACTAACAGGAGTAAATAGTTCTTCTCCGTTTAAAAATACTTTTATATCTTCAGTAAGTAATGAACCCTGTGGTTGTTGGAATGTTTCTAACAAATATTCACGCTGATTAGATGCTGGTATAGTGTACTGTATATTATAACCCGGGCTTAGAATTGTATTTCCTACTTTTACAATTAAATTGTATTGAGTAGGTTTATTATAGAACGGCGCTGACGATAATACAAAATTAACATCAGTGCCGTTACCAATAAATCTATCTTTCTTTATTTGACTGTAATTTACTTGTATATTGCTATCAAATAATGCGTAATAAACTAGTTCGCCTTCTTCCGGAGCAGTATTAAATGTAAACACAACGTTACCAGTTATCTCTGATTTATTAAATGTTACAGTTTGTTTTACACCATTAACACTAACAAAAATATCTAAGTCAGTTTGAAATCTTACTCTAGTTTCAAACGAAGTAGTTGAGCCATCTGCGTTGTATTCACCGTAATCTAAAATATTTTGACCAGCTTGTGACACTGTTACAATACTAAGAACTGCACCTGTATCAAAACCGGTAATAGTACTATCAATAGTTACTGTTCCAGTTTCCCAATTAATAGTATAATTGCCAGACTCTCTTGAAAGTATACTATTGTTAATTTTAACAATAACAGAATCTATGCTGCTAGGAGTAACACCTAAGTTATATGTTGTAACAGATGTATCTATATGATAACTTTGGCTATTTATTTTTCCTTGACCGTCTGAGTCTCTAGTGTACACTTTAATATCTAATGTATCAAATATTTGTCCTGGTACAAGTTCTTCAGGACCTGCCATTGCTGCTTCTGATATAAATCCATCGCCGTCAGTAATTATATCTTCTGCGGCTGTACCTGATGCAGTAGTATATAGAAGATCGCCGCCGGAAAGTGCAGTATCATAACCTGTTGGATCTGGTATCACACTTCCGTCACTTGTTGATTTTCTTACAACAAATATGTCACCGTCAACTATGCTTATACCTAAATCTTGCACATAAATTATGTCAGTTGTTCCATCACCTGTAATACTAGATGTAATAGCATTTATATTAGTAGCAGATGATCCAGGAACACCCGGAGTATCCGACTCTACATAATCAGATGCATCAATTCGAACATTGTTCTTATAAAGGTTATAAACAACACCGTTCTCTAATGGAGTAGTTAATTGTACTGCAATAGTAGAACCGTCTGCTGTAAATACTTGGTCTTCGTATGTGTTGTCAAATTGATCCCATTGATCAACAAACCAACCTTTCGAATCCCATCCTGCTATTCCTTGGAAGTCAAAACTGCGTACTTCGACACCTCCGTAGTCAATGCCTGCCATTAGTTGAGTTAGGTCTTTGCTGTACATAGTTGAGTTAGGGTTATAAGAATGTAAAATCCTATCTTCAGCATTTAGCATACTCAACGGTAATTGATATTTAATTTCAATTACAGCATTTAACTTAGGCGGTTTTGCAAATACAATTCTTCCCTTTTCTCTTGTGTATGTTGATGTATTATCTTCAACATTAGTATACGTATACTTACTACGCAACTGTTCAATGTTATCAACTAGTACTTGTATAGTAGAATTATTAAGATCCATTGGGTAGGAAAGATTAAAAGTTGTACTATCACCTGTTCCGGTATGCACTGTTTGTTTTGCAATATTTTCGTAAACATATTGGCCGCTTAATCTATCAAATTTAACTCTTATGTGCGGGTTGCGTACAAGTCCGTTGCCAAGTATTGCAGTGGCTTTGGCTGTAGTAAATATTTCATTTTGAGGACCTTCAATTATTACTAAAGGAGCACTAACATATCCAGTTCCTGAATTAGTAACAATAATTTTTGTTACTGTACCATATGCTAAGACAGCTTTAGCTGTAGCTCCAGCTCCGCCGCCACCTTCAAATCGCACAGTTGGAACAAATGTATATCCGCTTCCCAAATCACTGATTTTAATTTCAGTAATTTTATAACCTAAATTATCTAACCAGTGCTTTCTAGGATACGCTGTAGTATTATCATCTGCACCAACAATAACATTGCTATCAACAGTAGCAACACTTTGTGTTATTGTTCCTGTTACATTATTGTAATAAGGTGCAAGATCAAAGTCAGCAACACTGCTAGATGTGTTGTCTAAACTTTGGTAACTATCAACAAACTCTCTTATATTAGTACTGTAAGGCTTTACTTCATTAACATAGCTTTCAAAATCTGCTAAGTTACTATACTTAAATGTAGTGTCTTGTGAAAGATTGCCTAGTTTATGCGTTGCAGATATAAAGCTTGTTTTAAACATCCAGTCAACACTAGGCTGCTCTGAAAGAATATATCGTAATGTAGCAAAAAACAGTTGATTATACTCTAATTCTAAGACTCCAGTAAATATATCATCTCTTAATGCTTCAAAGATTATTCTTAATTCTTTTACAGGATTATTGTCATAAAATGCACTATCAAAACTATTGTTATCGTAGCCTGTTGTGTTTTTAGCATAATCGTATAGACTGTCATTAAACTGTATAGTACCGTTTTGTCTGCCGATAGTTTTATAGTTTATTGTATAATCTTCTGTGTTTTGACTAGATTCTTTTTCTAATAGTAGCCAGCCGCCTGTGCCAACATTATTAATTTTAATAGTGTCGCCGATTATATCGTCTATTGTGCTAAGTTCATAAGAATTATTAACAGTATATTTAACTTCAGTAAACTGATTATATCCAGTAGAGTACCAGTCAACATAATTCCAATAATTTGCTACATTATAATCTTGTACAGCCGTTCTAAACCAGGAAGTAGATGTTGTATTCCATTCATATAATGCCCACTTGTTAAATGAAGCACTGTCTGATTCTACTAGTACTGTAAATTTTCTAATACTTAATCTTGTTGTTTCAGTGTAATCATTCCCCTGTGTTAATACTTCTGCAGTATTAACTTGTCCAAGATTATTTATAGTGATATCTAAGATTGCATCGTTGCCAGCGCCTTCGAATTGATATGAAGGAGCAACTTTGTATCCTCTGCCTGGATTAGTTATTATAACACGGACAACTCTACCATTAACTACTACTGGTGTTAATACCGCAGGTGTTAGTTTGTTTGTACTAATAAATTCAAGTTCTTCATAAGTATCAATTTTTAAATCATAATCATTACTTATAGCAGTAGGCACTTCGTCTTTTAGTGAAAGAGAATTAATATTATATTCGTCAGCAATTAATGTGTTTAATAATACTAAGTTTACTCGTTCAATAGTTTGTTTTAATGCTTCTACTCTGTTAACAAACATTCCTTGTCTTGGGCGGTTTTGAATGCCCTGGCGTTTTGCAACAGGAATTTTAGGATCCGGTACAATTCGATTATTACTATCAAACCCAATTAAACTGTCAAACCATTTACGTTCAATATCATAATTAGGTTTGCTTGTAGCTAAGTTATCCGATATTAACTGATATTGGGCATGCTCATTTTGAGAATTATTTGGGCCAGTTGAATACCTAATATTTAAAACTAAATCATCTGATGTAATTAAATTATCAAAATTGTTTAATACAAGTTTATCTTTACTAATAAAGCTAATATATCTATATCCATTTTCTCTCGGCGATTGAATTAGATTGCGAATATTAATGCAATTAATTTTTCTCTTTTTATCTGTAGGAATAGTAAGTTTATTTTCAACCCAGAAATAATATTTTGTATTAAAGGTTTGACTTATATCATCGTAAGACAATTTAGCACTATATTTTGTATCACCGTATAATGTTGTGCCGCTTATACCTAACGGAACACCATTATCAGTGTCAGCTAGTTGATTCCATTGGCTTGGTAAGTAATCACTTTCTACCCATTCGTATATATCAATTGATGCTCCTGGTAATAGTGAATTCCAGCCGTTACTTTGGAATGTTGTAGATCCTTGGTAAACATTGCTAAATCTAGCATTATTAATATTCCACCATACTTGGCCAACATGTGCCTCTCCCCAGTGCATTGCTGGCGAAACTGTTATATCATCTAGAGGTCCTACATTGTATGATGCAGGATCTAGAGGTGTTTTAAATGTAATTTCTTGATCTGCTGATCCTGCAATTTTTCCTTGCACAGGGTCAATATAATCTATATACGAAACTATTTGATTAGTGCGTTTGTTGTATAAAAACACTCCTTCAATCTTAGATATATCAACAGGTGTTACACTAGATCTTAATGAATTCCATGCTTTTTTATTTTTTGTTTTACGGTAATCTAAAACTATGCCTCTATAATCGCTGCTGACAAAGTTTGGAATTCCTGTATAGATATGATTATCATTAATTAATAAGTTTTTTCCAAAATTAACTTGTGCATCTTTAAATAGTAATTGTTCTGAATAGATTAATGTGTCTTGTATATCTTCATATACATATATTGTGCCTTTGTCAACTTTAATATTTTTAAACGAAGTAAACTTATTGTCAAATGTAGTGTCAGTTCTTTCAGTTAATGAAGTATCTAATACATATTTTGAATAAACTGGAATTGGAGTGCCTTCAACATCGAGTTTAATATCTCCGAGAGAGACACCGTCAATTAATTCAACATTAACTCCGTAAACCTCTACACCAGTTTGTGGCTGTACTTCTAATAGTGTAGTGTACGTATCAAATCTTGTTGGTATAAGTTGGTCGCCGTTTTGACTTGATATTGCCAAACCTTCTTTACCAAATGCAACAGAATATCCAAATCTTTCAACCTGTTCGTTGTTTGGAGAATTAATTACAGTATTTGGTACAGTTATTATAATATTATTATCGTCAACTCCGTTAACTGTTCCAAATTTTTCTGTCGTTGAGTTATAATTATAAACCCATACTGCTCCTTGATCTACACTAGTTGTATCGTCTAACGGAACACTTACTGCTATCTTGTTTCCTGCAGGATGTAATGACACTGTTTCTGCCCAGCGGTTTTTGTCTATCCAAACATCCG